GTAGCCCGCCCGTCGTGCTTTCTCAGAGAAATCGAGGTCGCTACCGGTACTGTATCGCCCCGGTGCGCTGAGACGCTCGAACCACGGACGCCCCACAGCCTCGAGCACATCGCGACGTGTCAGCAACACGTGCGTGCTGAGAAACCCGGAGGGAGCAAGCCCCACCTCAGGAGTCTGCCCCACAATCACGGGATCAAACGTGGTGAGTCCTGGATTGGCTTGCAACCAATTACGTACCTCGGTCACACAGACCCGATAGAGATGCCGCTCGACGTCGTCGGGACCTTGCACTTCAGACCACACAAACGGCAGGTGCGGCCACTTCCGGCTGAACGCCAGCGGCGCGACGATCGGTTTCTCCCACGCCCATAGCCGCTCGACCATGCCCCTTGCCCACAGGGCATCGCTGTCCACCTGCAGCAGCCACTCACAATCCGACTGCAAGAACGTTTCTACGATCAGGTTGCGCGCGACCTCGATCGGGTAAGGGCGCCGAGGGCGCCCCATAAGCACCAGCTCGTGCGGTGGCAGATCGTGCAGACACTGCAGCAACTCCCAGGAAGGCGGGTGGCCCGCCGGTATTCCAACCATCAACGAGTGGGTCATTTCACCACCTTTCTGCACTCCACCACGAGCCCCGATGGCCCTCGCTTGACCGGGCCGGCGACCTCGTAGTCGACGTCATCCGTATTCTCGGCGTAGCGATGAGAAACGCGCACGCGATCCGCTTCAGAGATCACGGTGTCGAGAGGCATCCTGATGTGCGCGTCGATGTCCGGGACCTTCCCGGATGCCTGCACTTCGTCCGGAGAAACCATCTCCACGCCACACTCGAACGACTCACCAGCCGTGTACGCGCTCGCGTCGGTCAGGTCTGGGTTTCCGTAGTCGTCCGTTGGCGGAGCGTACGTCAAGATAACGCAGGTGTCCTGCATCGCGTTGTCTTGCGTGCTGCGCATCCGCTCCAGCTCCGCCACCGTGAAACTACGCACCCTGCTCCTCCTGGGCACGACGGAGCCCGAGGGCATACGCGTAGTGCACCAGCGTCTGCAGAATGACCAGGTTCTGAGAGATTATCTTCAAGCTCTTAGGATTCTGGCGCACCCCATGCAACTTCATGCCGGCCCAGAGAATCCCCTGGGCCGCTTGCACCCCTTCAAGCAAGGCCTGGTAACCTTCTCCTGGCTCTCCAATGATCGCGTCGGCCTCCTCACTACTCAGCAACTCCAGCGCACGCTTGAGTTGCTGGTCGGCCGTCTGTATCTCCGGCGACTTCGGTCTTGGCATCAATCCTCCTCTGCCTCGTTGATCACCCAGTTGGGATCATCTCCACTACCGGGATCGGGATAAACGTGTAAGGTGTGCGACTTCGGCTTACGCCGCGACCTCCAATAGCGCGCCTGGGCCATCGCCTGCTCGTACGCTTGAGAGCGCGAGTAGCGACCCCCGTCGGCGCTGAAATCGTAATCCTGAGCGAGGATGCTTGCCTTCTCGCTCCAGATGTCGGCAGCGGCAGCCGCCAGATCGTAGGTAGGGATCCAGTCGGCGTTGGCGTCCTGAGTGGGGGGAGAGGCAGAAGTATCCCACTCGTACGGCACCTCGCCGCGTTCGTCGAGGCACGGATACATCTCGATGTAGTCGGAAATGTCGTCGTCGGCGTAGGTGGTCGTATCCGGCTCGTTGACCATCCGGCGTACCTTGGCGATCTGAGCGCCCGTCGCTGCCATAAGGCTCCTTCTGCTAAGAACTACTTAGCGGAACTACGCTTACACCCGGATGTACTCGATGTAGTACGTGCCGACGAGGCCGGCGAGGGACGCCGACGGCGTGATCGTCAGGTACTCATCCGAGCCCCATTCCACCACCGCCGCGGCAACGTTGCCGTCCACGCACTCCTCGATGTTGTCCTTGAGAATCGGGGCGGACCCCACGTCCACGCCATCCAGCAGCTCGTCGTTGCTAGTTGAACCATCGGCCGCGACGCCGGCGTCCACAGTCGCCGCACCAGTTGCCTCGGTCGTGACGTTGATGATGAACCGCGTGATCAGCAGGTCGACCCCCTCAGGGTTCGCCAGACTCAGTGCGTCGCCGCCGGTGAAGGTAGTCGACGCCGTCAAACTTCCGTAATATGCTCCCTTGCCCTCAGCCATCTATCTCCTCCTCGACATGCGGCTTCATCTCTGATAGCCAGTACTCACAGTCCTCAATTGCGCCGTTGAAGGCGCTCACGTTGGCTACAAGCTGCTGTACCTCCTCTTGTAACCGCTTGATCTTGGCCAGCAGCTCTGCCCGCTGTGCGAGCAGAGCCTGCCGGCGTTTCTCAACCTCGTTTCGATTCACGGAGCCTCCTTTACTCGGCGTCCCAGAACTTGATATACTTCACGGCACCGTTGATCAACACACGGATGGAGCCTGCGGCGTCGCCGGGAGTGTGGCTGTGAGAGTAGATCGCGTTCCCGGTCCCGTCCGTGCCACCATGCGCAAAAGCCATCATGTTGAGCACCTTGTTCTGGGCTGTTGCATCGCCCGGGCCCCCGACGATGACGCCCAGCACCGCGTGCTGAGTAACCGCGCTCGGGTCCGAGCTGTCGCCGCTTACGTAGATCTCAGCCAGCGTTCCGTAGTACGTCCCGCCCGCGGCAACCGCCGCGTCGGGGAGAATCCACCCACCCCGGAGGCCGGCAGACTGACCGGTGATGCTACCGCCGGTCTGGTGCGCCACGCTGCCATGCACGCCGTGAGCATTCGCTGCCGCCGCGTACAGGTTCGTGTTGCCCCGCAGGCTCTCGCCAGATCCCCCAGCGCCGGCCAGCGCGTGACGGAAGTACCCGCCGCGGCTGTCGCCGGTGGTCGCCTCGCTCTCCGTGCGGAACTCGAGGAAGCTCTTGTCGGCCTCACTGGTGGTAGCGGGGTCTGCGCTGGTACCGCGTCCTGCCAACAGCGCGTTGGCAGCCGCGGCTCCCGCTGCAGCGTTGAGATGCAGGAGCCCGTCCAGCGTCACGTCGTGAAGCGTCGCCAGATCCCGACTCGCATCCACCACCAGCGCTTTACTGGCGGCCACAGTGCCGGCGGTCACCGCATCCAGCACGGCCAACTCCGCCTCAGTCAACGTCGTGCTCCCGGTGATCAAATCCCCATCCAGCGTCACGTCGTGAAGCGTCGCCAGATCCCGACTCGCATCCACCACCAGCGCTTTACTGGCGACCACAGTGCCGGCGACCACCGCATCCAGCACCGCCAACTCCGCCTCAGTCAACGTCGTGCTCCCGATGATCAAATTCCCGCTCAAGGTCAGATGGCGGAAGGTGGCGATATCCTTGTTGGCATCGACCACCACCGCCTTCGAAGCGGACACCGTGCCGGGCGTCACACTGTCCAGGTAGCCCAGCTCTGCCTCTGAGAGCGTCGTGCCCCCCAAGACGAAACTCCCCTGCACGGACAGAATCGCACCGGACGGCACCGTCAGGCTTCCGAATAAAACCTTAGGATCATATACGCCCATGATCCACCCCCTTACGGTACCAGGACTGCGAACGGGTATTGGTCGCTGGAGTTGATCCGGTTGACGGGATTGGCGATCTGGAAGCCCAGCCGGAAAACACAGCGCAGAGCCACAAGGTCCTGCTGCATCAGGTTGTAGACGATGGAGCCTGCGGCGTCCTGGATGACACCCTCGGTGAAGACCTTGAAAGTGATGTCCTGGCGGATCGCGTAGACGAGCTGCCGCCAGTCACCTGCGAACAGGTGCGCGCTCGCCACGTTCATCGATCCGTTCATCGGGAACGTGAGCGGCGTGCCGTCCAACTCGTACGGCGTGGCATCCTGTGGCGTGCGCATGAAGATGGGCTGTCCGTTGGCGTCGCGCAGCCCACGCAGACGCGCCTTCATGGTAATGTCGGCGACGCTGCCGGTCACGGCATAGCCATCGGCCTCGACGAGCCCGAAGACGCCACTGGCGTCGAAGAGATCGTCGTACAGATCGGTACCGACGCTGCCCAGGGCGACAGTGTTGCTCTTGGCGGCCGCATCTGTCAGGATCGCGGTGGGCCAGCTCGTCGGCTTGTTGGTGCCGAAGAGAACGGCCTGATCGATCGCCTTCCCGAACGCGGTCCGGATTTCTGGATAAACCATGTCCCATACGGGATACTGGTTGTCAAGCAGCGCGCTCTCGGGGACCGGCACGATCACCGCCACCTCCTCGGCGGTCAACGTCTTGCCGCTCCACTCGACGTCCGTGGTCTGCTTGAGACCCGTCTCGCCGTTGACGAAGTACGCCAGGGCCAGAGCGCTCTGAACGGGCATGACCCGAGTGCTCGTGGGCATGTCCGGTAGACGGCGGGCGAGGCGCATTACGGCGCTCTCCTCGGCCGTGGTCATGAAAATCTCGCGGGCATACTCAACGGGGATCATCCCCCCCATCTGAGATGCACCGATAATGTCTCCGTAAGGCATCATATCCTCCTAATGGTTGCTAAATGCGATTGCGGCCGGCAGCCTCCCGCAGTGCTGCGTTCATGTCGAACGGCTTGGGGGTACCTCCCCCACCGCTCCCACTCCCCGCGTTGGCCGGGGGCGCCGGCTGTTTCGCTGGCTTGAACAACTCCGGGAACGCAGTTTTCACCGCGTCCCAGTTCACGTTACCGCGCCGGTCGAAGGCGTCGATCTCCTGAGCTGCCAACCAGCCCAGCTTCGGGTTGACCAATTCGGGCGGTGCGCTCTCGTAGAACGCTACCCGCTGGGTGGCAGCATCGAGGCTGGCGGATAGTTCCTCTAACTGCTTCTTAGCGGCACTACCTTCCTCGAGCTGGCTCGAGATCTGGCGCAACTGCTTCTCCAGATCTTTGCGCTGTCCACGCTCCGTATCGAGCGCCGTGCGCAATCCCTGCACATGACCCTCGAAGAGGCTCTTCACGGGCTCCGGCTGATCCTCCATGAACGCATCCCACGTCTCTGGAACTTGGGGCTCCCCCCCCTCGCCGGCGTCCTGCGTCTCCTGCGAAGCGTTTTCATTGGCGCCACCACTCGTGCCATCGGCCGCCCAGTACAAACCTCGATACAAACCTCGATTGAACGTCATCATCCACCTCCATCTCGGATGTGCGGGCCTCTCGCCCTTAATTAACCAACTGACTCAGAGGCGTTGGCGTCACGCCGCCGCCCCACTCGCTGCTATGCGTGTGCGTAACCAAGGCCGAAAATGCAAATGCCCCCTCCTGCCAAACGTCCCAGCGAGAACCACCCAGAATCTGGCGTTGAGTATCCGCCGGCTGCGCCTTCAACCAATTCTCTCCGCTCAACCAGTTGACCCCCGGCATCCCCTTGACAATCGGGACCCCGGTACAGCGACCCTGAGGATGATCCGGGATCACCTCATCGATTGAGTAGACCGTGCCTTCGTCCGCGAGGCACGCGGCGCACACACGCCCATCGTGAGCGCTCAGCCGTTTGTGTCCGCGCACCACGCCGCTGTCGCGGTACTGCTGTGTGGCTGCCATTCGATAGACTCGCAACTGCTCGGTCCGGGCGATGACAAGGGCCTTGTTCAGTCCGCCAGCAAGATCATTGCGCATCATCCGCGCAGTTTGCCGTGGATTGCGCCCGATCGCCGTACTCTCGATCAGCGTGCGCGTCAGCCGTGACCACACACCCGGTAGCGGCTGACCATTGGCGTCTCGCAACATCCTAAGCCTCAGTAACTCACCGATCGGCGCGCCGTTGCCGGCCAGTCCAATCATGATCTCCACCGCCTCAACGGACAGTCGGTCAAAGGCCACCCCCATACTCGGCCAGTACGATGCCTGGATGGCCTGCGCAGCGTGATCGAGTCCCAGCCGCGCCAGGCGGCCTTGCTGGCGCACGATCTCCTCATCGGCCCACGCCACATACTGTGCAAACTGGACCTCCGCCTGCCGTAGCAGTTCCTGGTATCGTCGGAGTTGGAAGATCTGCGACTCGCTGACCGGCTGCCCCAGCCGGCGCTTTTCGTCGATCTCCTGCACGAGAGCCGAAATGTAGGCGTCGAGAGACTGCTCCACCTCGATCCAACGCTTGGCCATCTGCTGCATCTGCGACGCCTCTTGGGCCAGGAGTTGCGCCTTGAACTCCCGCATCACCGTGACCACACGAGGCTCAGGGATCTCAGCCACGCTGTTTCTCCCTCAGATGTGCATGATCGTCTCCAGTCCAGGAGAACCCCGCCGCGGTCTCGAGATCGGCACGACTCAGCGCTTCCTCGACCGCCTCCCCCACCGAACACCCCCCGCGTAGCGCCTTCACCAGGTCTTTACCCAACCGGCCGGCTCGACCGATCCTCCATCGCCGGTCATACGTAGCCGTGCGACTGGAGATCACCGCAGCGGCGCCCAAGGTGTGGAACGCCGTCGGGAAGGCCGTCAACGCGCCGTAGCATCCCTCCAGAACAACGATGGCCCCCTTCATCGCAGGTGCCTTGAGGCGCAACAGCTCGACAGAGATCGCGATCTGACCATCATCGCCGTAGAGATGGTTGGGGTCGTAGGAGCGACCATGCAACGCAAAATAGACCAAGTCCTGTCCCGCGAGATGCTCGTAGGGAAACGTAGCCAGCGTTAGGGGCGGGCTCGTCAACGGACGCACGAAAACGCCCGCCAGTCCGAGCCCTAGCATATTGTTGACCACACCGCTACGGTAGCAGTAGAGGAGCGTGTTCATCGATCCGCAGTCCTTCCCTGTCGTTTCCAGATCTGCAGGAGCACCAGCGCCAGGACCTCCAGCCCTACGAGCAACCAGTCCACGTTGTTCTCACGCGGAGAGTTTGAAATGGCGGGGGCTACATGTCCACGCTCCACTCGTTGTGGTGCCCCCACGGAGGAGCGCCAATCCTGGAGAAGCTGCGCCGAGTTGATCCCGGACGTGGCTCGCATGGCACCTTCAAACTCTCCATGCGGCTGGTCGCGGAGATAATCAAGCATCTCGCGTAAGTCGCCTCGCCGATCAATGTAGTCCACCATGCCCCACGCCTGTGCGTACCATCGCCGCATCGATTCCGCATCGTTGTAGTACCGGTGCTGCATCTCGTGCCAAGAGAAGAGCTCATCTCGCGGCGCGATTCGAGACAACAACACCGACTGCTCTCCATGATCGTGCGGCTCCGACCATACCGCGAGTCCCTCCTGGAACCAAACCGGTGTGTTATTGCGCAAGGGCCACAGCCACAGGTGCGTGATCTCGTGAGGGATCGTGACTTGGAAGAGATAGTCATCGTCGCCACACGGACATGGCCACTGCACCGTTACTCCGTAGCGCGCCTGGGCCTCGCCGCTCCTGGAGCCCGTGGTCCCGTAGTCGCTCTGACGCTGGTACAAGACGACGTGGGCCCGGGCCGGTACCTCTCCGCCTAAATCCGCCGTCAGCCGGTCGAGATGCGCTTCAGCAACCTCCAACGCCCGTTGCCCATAGACCTCTGGCTCTCCGTACCAGAAAACGCTCACCTGCTCGCCATCGAGCCGCTGCCAATCCTGAGAGAAATCACCGACTTCCACGACGGTCGGCTCTGTCCAGAACGGCTCCAAATCCTCCTGGATGCCCTCCCAGTGGTAGCGTAGACCCGCAAACGGCGGTAATCCGTCCGTGGACCAATCGATGACCGGATCGGCGCCCTGGGGCGGTGTCTCCACCCACTGCCGGCCGGTCCACTCATTCTCGATCACCAGCCGCGCCGACCGAACCCCGTCGGGCGAGAGGGCGAAGACGATCCCACCGTCATACGGTTCTGCCGTCTGGGTCAGAGTCGGCGACGCCGCCGGCGTCGACTGGAATCCCAGCGCCGCTATCAGAACCACAACGGCCATCACCAGACGCTTCATGCATTCCACTCCTCTGCAAAATGCTGGATAGCTCTGCGGTACCGACTCTTTGCCGCCTCCAAGGAGATCCCCAGCCGCTGGGCGACCTTCTTGAAGGGCAGCCCCTGCTCCAGTCGCAACAGAATGACCTCCTGATCACGCCGTGAGAGCCGGGATAGCACCATGCGCACTACTACGTAGGTCTCATAATGCCTGTTTAGCGGATGGACCTCGACGGCTGCGTCCAGACTCACCTCGTCAGGCATTCGCTCCCGACGCCGGTAGAAATCAGCGATCCGGCGACGCAAAATTGAGTAGATCCACGTCGCAAAGGATGCGTCCCCTCGCCAACGCGCAAATGAGCGCAGCGCAGAGAGCAACGTTTCCTGGACCACGTCGTCTACCTCCGTCGCTGGCAGCCGGCGACGCGCATGTCGATACAACCCCGGCAGAACCTCGGCGCAGAGAGTCCCGAAGTCATGGGACCTGGTAGAACAGCAGACGGACATTCGTCAGCACTCCTGAAATAGTGATAGGTTGCGTGTACGTGAACGCCATCCCGTCCACAATCACGGGTCCGTCGAGAGCCAGTCCGGCCCCGCTCGTGGTCATCGTCACCCCGCCGGCGGCGCGCACATTGAAGGAGTTAGCGGCCGGCGAGTCGTAGTTAGCGGCTTGACCATCAGACCACACGAACGAACCCGCATGGAGCGCTCGCGCCTGGCGGCCGAGCGCCACGGCATAGGACCCCGCGGCCGTCGCAGACCGGCCTCCCACAAGGCTGTAATCGCCGCTGGCCGTGTTTAGGTACCCTCCCAGGTTGGTCGCGTAGTCGCCCGAGACATCAGGGCGATAACCGCCCAGTGCGACGGCGTAGTCGCCGGTCACCTGGCCCTCATAGCCGCCCAGGAGGGATGAGTAGGTCGAGGTCACGAGCCCGTTGTAGCCGTTGATGATCGACGAGTAACGAGCACCCGCTCCGGAGATCGTGTTGGAGACGCCATTGCCAACGAATGAGTATCCGGGATGGCAAGCGACGACCA